AGACCGGCGTGCACGCCATCTTCCGCAATGTGGAACTTCCCCAGTGGTCGCAAAACCGGCGGGGACCCGTCGAGGTCTACCAGAAGGCACGGTTCTTCACCGTAACGGGAGACAGGCTATTCACCGAGCGCGACGTCAACGACGCCCAGGGAGCCGTGGACGAGGTCTGCGAGAAGTACCTTCGCAAGTCTGTTCCGAGTGTCTCCGAGTCTCTTCCAAGTCTCTCCAAGTCTCTCCAAGTCTCTCAATCGGCATCTGGCGACCCCAGTGCAGCCGACTGGGCCTACTGCTGCGACCTGGCGGCACGTGGGTTCCGAGCCGAGGAGATGACTGCACGGCTCGTCGAGAAGATGCGGGGCGAGGGACGGGCGGAGAAGGCCGCCAGGGCCGACTACGTGGAGCGGACGGTCCGAGGAGCCCTGAGCGCCGCCCCCGCCTCAGCGGGCCAACCCGACCCATTGCCGGCCGTACTCCTCGGAGACCTCCTCGACGAACACCCCGTGCGCACCCCATACATCATCGAGGGCGTACTCCGGGAGGGCGAGGTCGCCGCGCTCATCGCGCCGCCGAAATGTGCGAAATCGTTTCTTCTCGCCGACCTCGCGCTCTCGTGCGCCTGCGGTAATCGGTGGCATGGTCACTGGCACGTCCGCGAGGGGCGGGCGTGCATTGTGGACAACGAGCTCACGCGTAACGAGATCGCCCACCGTCTGCGGGAGGTCATGCGCGCTAAGGGTATAAGCCGCGATCGTGTGGCCGATCGGATCACGATCGTCAGTCTGCGCGAGACCACCACGAGCGCTGTCGAGGTGCTCGCGCAGCTCGAGGACACGGGAAACTTTGATCTTGTGATCTTCGACGCCCTGTATCGGTTCCTCGAGAAGGGCATGGACGAGAACAGTAACGCAGATATGACGCAGCTCCTCCGCGCGTTCTCCCGCTACTCGGCGAGGACGCGTGCCGGCGTCATCATGGTGCACCACACGGCGAAGGGATCCCAGGCGGGCAAGGAGCCGATCGACGCGGGCTCGGGCGCCGGAGCATTGGGGCGTGCCGTGGACACGCACATCGTCCTACAGCGCCACGAGGAGGAGGACGTGTTCGTGGAGCAAATGAACACGCGTTCGAGCAAGCGCCCGGGCGCGCTCGCCATCCGTTGGGACTTTCCTACGTTCTCAGATACGACCGTCGCCGATCTCGAGGCACTGCACGGCACGAAGCCAAAGAAGAAGGCCACGGATTGATTCGTGGCCTGGCGGTTTGCGTCCCCATGCCAGAGATCGTACGATCTCTGCGGGCTCGTCTCATACGAGCCGCTTGAGATCGTACTCTCTCTGTCAATGGGGCGCAAGTCCCCCCGAAAGCGATGAAATATGGGTGGTATGCAGAGAAGAAAAGGCGCCGTCGGCGAGCGTGAGCTCGTGCAGGAATTGAACAGCCGCGGGCTTCTGTGCCGGCGGACCGCTCAATACTGCGGCAAGGCCGGCACAGCCGCCGACGTGGTATGCGAGGGCCTCGGGCTTCATGTGGAGGTCAAGCGCACCGAACGGCTCGAGCTTGGCAAGGCGATCGAACAGGTGAAGCGGGATTCCAAGGGCCGCCCTTGGGCGATCTTCCACCGCTCGAACGGCCGACCGTGGGTGGTGATCATGTCCCTGGAACACTGGGTCGAGGATTCGGTCCAGGCTTGCAACGCGCGTGCGGTGCGAAGGGAACGCATTGAATCAGTCGAACCACCATCGGATCTTTAGGCACAAGCCGCCCTTCTCCAAGCAGTTGTGCAAGCCCTTGCGCAAGGGTGCCGAGATCAACGGATCACAGTACAGGCGGCTTAGGACGGTCCAGCTTATGATGCACCCACAGTGCGCAGTGTGCGGCGCGCCGGCAGATGAGGTGCACCACATCATCCCTCGGCACGTGAGACCCGACCTCACGAAGAGCTTCGACAACATGCAGAGCGTGTGTCGCAAGTGCCATCAGGACAAGCATTTGAATGCCTGATTTTTCCTCAAAAAAAAGTGGACAAAATGTGGATAACTCGACCTCGGAGGGGGTGGGTAGGTTTTTGGTCGGGGGGGGACCCGTTACGGCTCACCCGTCCTGCCCCGTGAAATCTTCCGCGCCCGCGCGCGAGGCGGTGCTCGCGTACAACGCGGGCGTGCTCGACGGCTCCGTCGTCGCCGGCCGATGGGTGTTCGCGGCCGCCCAACGCTTCGCGCGCGATCTCGAGCGCGACGACCTCGTAATGGACTGGGCGTCCATCGACCGCCTCGGCGCGTTCTTCGAGGACCTCACGCTCGTCGGCGACGACTCGGGCCGCGCCTTCACGCTGCACCCGTGGCAACTGTGGACGCTCGCCAACCTGTGGGGATGGCGGTACGCCGAGGACGGACGCCGACGCACGAAACTTGCCATCCTCCAGGTCGCCCGCGGCGCCGGCAAGACGACGCTCGCCGCCGGCCTGTGTCTCTGGGACCTCATGCAGGGCGACGGGCGCCGCGTGCACGTGATCGCCAACAGCGAGCACCAGGCGGAAATCTGCCTGGACACGGCGAAGACGATGGCGTCTCGCGCCGAGCTCGAGGGCGTGGAGGCCCGCTACACGTTCCTCCAGAGGAAGGCCCACGACTGCGAGATGTCGGCCCTGCCGGCGCTCGAGCGCTCCCTGGACGGTCTCAACCCGTCCATGTGGGTCGCCGACGAGGCCGCCGAATTTAAGGGCAGATTCTTGACGAAGCTCCTCACGACGGGATCCAAGCGGCGCGAAAGCCTCGGGCTCATCATCACGACGCCCGGCTCGCAACCCGACAACATCTACGGCGAACTCGTGGCGACTGGCGAAGCGATCCTCCGCGGAGAAGTCGAAGACGACGCCTTTATACCGATTCTTTTCGGGCTCGACCCCGACGACGCGATCGAGGATGAGGGCGCCTGGCCGAAGGCCAACCCGTCGATGGTGTACGGACAGCCCGACGTGAAGAGCCTCAGGCGCGCGTGGAACACCATGAAGCAAAGCCCGCTCGGGCGCCACGAGTTCACGCGCTACCACTGCGCGCGCCTGTGCGAGGACACGGGCGGATGGCTCGATATGGCGCTCTGGCCCGGCGGGAAGCCGATCGACTGGGACGAGCTGAAGGGCAAGCCGGCATGGATCGGGCTTGACCTAAGCAAGACCCTTGACATGTCGGCAATGGTGGCCGCGATTCCGATGGACGACGGGCGCGTCATCCTGCGCGGGTGGTACTGGTGGCCGAAGCAGGACGTCGCCCAACGCGAGATCGACTACCGCCTACCCGTGCGGACCTGGGCGGCTGGCGGGCACATCGAGCTCACGCCAGGCCGCGAAATTGATTACGAGCGGATTCGCGTGAAGCTCGCCGAGGTTTCGGAGCATCTATCCGTTCAATCGGTGGCGTACGACCGGTGGGGCTCCAAGTACATGGTGGAGGTACTCGCGGCCGACGGCCACGAGGTCGAGGCGTATTCCATGGGCGTCGCCACGTTCGGCCCCGGGTGCCAGCTGTTCCAACAGCTCTGGGCGGGCGGGAAGATCGTGATTGGAGATGATCCGATCATGCGGACGGCGTGCCGGACCGCGATCGCCCGCCGCGACAAGAACGGGAACATCACCATCACGAAGGAACAGCGGCGGTCCGTGGTTGATCCGCTCGTCGCCGCCGTGATCGCGGTGCACGCATGGGGCGGCGTATCGGGCTCCATGTACGACGAATGGTAAACCGCACTTTGGACGCGGACAGGGCTTGACGTCATGCGGACAATGCCCGCGTGCTCAACGCATTGCGCCGCATGTTCGTCGGCCCGTGGACGTCGACCATCCTCTCACAGGATACGGGCGGCGATATTCCATACGTCGCCGCGGAGAACGCACTCCGGTGGACTCCCGTCTACCGCGCAACGACGTTGATCTCAGGCGACATCGGACGGATCCCCGTCGAGGTCTCGGCCGCCGGCGCTGATTCGCTCATGCGTTCACCATCCACGTGGATGAACGCGTTCGAGTTCCGCCGCACGATCACGATGCACGCGCTCCTGTGGGGCAACGGATTTGCCGCCATCAACCGCACCCGAGGCGGCGAGCTCGTCGAGCTCATCCTCCTCGAGCCGGATAGCGTGTCGATCGACGTGAGCACTGGGCGCGTGATCTACAAGACGCGCGTGTACGGCGATCTCACCGCCGACCAGGTGTTTCATCTGAAGGCACCCGGCATCTCGGGCCTCTGGGGCGAATCGCCGATCAACCTCTGCAAGACGTCGATACAGATCCTCGGCACTCAGGAACAGATGGCGCTTAAGGGCTACGCCCAGGCGGGCAACCCGAAGATTGCCATCGTGCACCCCGGCAAGCTCAGCCTCGAGAACCTCCAGAAGATCGAGGCCGACTACATGAAGCGGCACGCCGGCAGCTCAAACGCCGGCCGCCCGCTTGTGCTCGGCGAGGGCGTGAAGATCGACAGGATCTCGTCGACCATCGACGACACGGGCCTCGAGGCGGCGCGCCGCTACTCGATCGGCGACGTGTCCCGCATCTACGGCGTGCCGGCGTCCTACCTCTCGGAGAACGTCGGAAGCGCATACGGCTCGATGGAGTGGCTCTCGCGCATGTACGTCGACGCGTGCCTTTCGCAGTGGATCGAGACGTGGCGCGCCGAGATCCTCGCCAAGCTCGCGAGCCCGTTCGACACTGTGGTATTCGATACCGACAACCTGATCCGCCCGGGCATCGCGGAACAGATGGCGGCGCTGCGCACTGGAGTCGAAGCCGGTTTCATGACGCGCAACGAAGCCCGCGCGCGCCTCGACCTCGAGCCGCTCGAGGGGCTCGACGAACCGACGCTCGCCCTCAACATGGGAACAGGCGGCGGACAAACCAACATCGGCGACGACACATCGGCCGCGGAAGGGACTCCCAATGATTTCTAGGCGCGCGGTTGACGCGACTGAACAGAAGCTCGACGGCCGCACGCTCGGCGGATACGCGGCCGTCTACAACCAGGACAGCCGCGAGATCGTCGAGGGCGGCCGCAAGTTCGTCGAGCGGATCGCGCCCGGCGCGTTCAACGAGACGCTTTCCAACGGCGGCGACGTCAAGCTCTTTATCAATCACCGCACCGACGAGATACCGCTTGCGCGCTCTCGCGCCGGAACGCTGAAGCTCAAGAGCGACCGTAACGGGCTCAATTTCACCGCGGATCTTCCCGAGACGGTGCGCGGCGAGGAGTTGCGCGTCGCGCTCGAGCGTGGCGACCTGAGCGGCGAGATGTCGTTCGGATTCGTCGTCACCGAAGACACCTGGAACAAGGACCGGACTCAGCGCCTCGTCAAGCGCGCCGAGCTCCTCGAGGTGTCGGTCGTCACCGACGCCGCGTACCCCACGACATCGTCGAGCCTGCGGAGCGTGTCCGCGGCCGCCATAGAGGCCGCTCGTCTGCGGCTCGCACTTCACCACGCAAGGATGGACACCAATAATGAGCGATGAACTGAACGAGATCATGAACGCGACGCACGTCTACCGCAAGCAGCTTGCGGACATCGAGCGCCGCAACGGCACCGCAACCCAGGCCGTCGTCGACAACCCATTCAAGACCAGTGGCGAGGAGCGCCAGAAGCTCGAGAAGATCGACGCCGACCTCTCGGCCGCCGAGCTCCGCGCGCAGCTCAAGGCCACCGAGGCCCGCATCGCGAAGCTCGAGGCGACTCCCGTCCTCGAGTCGCGCGCTCCCCGCGCGAACGGCATCGGCACCGACGGCGAGGCCTACGCCGCCCGTTGGCTCAAGGCGATGGTGAGCGGCGACCGCGCCGAGCTCCGAGCGATGTCGACCGGAACGACCAACGCTCCGATCCCCGTGGACATGGAACGCCGCATCATCAACAAGATGTTCCAGGCGTCCGTGATCCGGCAGCTCGCCACCGTGCAGACCATCGACAGCGATCGTCAGATCACCGTCGAGGCGTCTCAGCCCGCCGCCGCACTCGTCGCCGAAGCGGGCTCCATCACCCCCGCTGATTTCACCTTCGACCGCGTGACCGTGAACCCGTACAAGTTCGTGGTCGCCTCGAAGATGTCGCAGGAATACATCGACGACTCGATCGGGAACGCCGGCATCGGATCCATCCTCAACTGGGTGGCCGACCGCTTCGGCGTCGCGATGGCTCGCGAGACGGAGGAGTACTACACGATCGGCACCGGCTCGTCTCAGCCGCAGGGCATCGGCGACACCACCTCGACCGCGTGGGCTAGCACCAACACCGGTCGCATCATCAACCAGGGCGTGGCGCTCACCGAGGACCAGACGGTTGTGAACATCAGCGCCGACAACGTGATCGACCTCGTGCACGCGGTGCCCGTCGCCTACCGCACGGGCCGCTTCGCGATCCTCACGTCCGACGCGGCGGTGAAGGCGATCCGCAAGCTGAAGGCCAACAACGAGTACATTTGGCTCCCCGGCGGTGCCGGAAATAACCAGGGCATTACCGTTGGCGCCCCGGGCACGATCTACGGCGTGCCGTACTACGTGAACGAGTGGATGCCGTCGACTGCTGCGCAGGCCAGCACCGGCGCCGACGTCCGCGGCTCCGCGCTCGTGATCGCCGGCAACTGGGAGTACTTCGGCATCTTCGACCGCACCGGAATCCAGAGCATGATCGACCCGTACTCGGCCGCGAGCACGCTCGAGACCACCATGTACATGTGGATGCGGACGGACTCCAAGATCCTCCTCCCCGAGGCGTTCGCCGCGATCTACTCGCCGAACGCGAGCTGAGCATCTTCTTACCCCATGGACCTCGCCGCGGAAACGCGGCGTAGGTCTTTTGCATGTCCGTTCCCCTCTCCACCATCAAATCCGCGCTTCGGATCGACTACGACGACGACGACACGGATCTCATCCGCCTCCGCGAGGCGGCGATGCAGCTCGTCGAGCGCGACACCGGGCGCGCCCTCACGCAGCGGACGGAGACGCTCTACCTCTCCGAGTGGACCGACACCGTCCTCCCCGGCTTTCCCTTTACGTCGGTCACGGTCGTCAACTACACCACCGCGGCGGGCTCGCAGACGCTGCCGACGACCGATTGGTGGGTCGACCTCTCCGACGGCCCGATGCCCGTGATCCGCTTCCTCGAGAAGCCCACGCGGAAGGAAGGCACGATGGTGGTCGTGTCCTACGCGTGCGGGCACGACGCGCTACCCGACCCGCTCACGCACTGCGTGATCGCGCTCGTCGGCGCCTGGTACAACAATCCCGAGGCGTTCCAACCGATCGGCCTCAACGTGGTGCCGATGTCCGTCGGCTTCATAATGGACTCCTACCGCGTCAGGAGCCCGATCCGATGATCTCGGGCGGCCGTCTTCTCCGTGTGGCGAGCGTGCTGAAGGCGTCGACGTCAGTCGACAACATCGGACGCCGAATCAACACCTACACGGACGGCGGAACGGTGCGAGCGGACATCCGCGAAGGTAGCGCCCAGGAGGCCGTCTACGCCGACGGCGTGGCCGTCGTGGGCAACTGGGAGGTGCGCCTCCGGTGGCCCAACGTGGCCCGCGTGGGGCTCACCGAGCTCGACCGCCTGGTGGTGCGCGGCAAGACGCTCCGCATCAACAGCATCATTAACCTCGACGAGAAAGACCGCGTCGCGGTGATCTCCTGTTCGGAGGTCACGTGAGCGCCACCCCGATCGAGGCGAAACTCAAGACGTGGATCGGCACCGCGACCACCGCGGGTTCGCGCGTGTATTGCGGCGCCCGTCTGCAATCGACCGCACTCCCTGCGATCGTCGTCGAGGTCAACTCGGGAAGCGCCGCGAGCTTGTACGGCTCCACAGAGAACCTCGACCAATGGGACGTCTCAATCCGAGCCGTCGCCGAGACGGCGTTCGACGCCCAGAATCTCGCCGAGAGCGCCGTCACCAAGATCAACGCTCATTCGGACTTCACCACCGCCGGCAAGAGCGTTTGCTACGAGCCGACGTACCGGACGATTGAGGAGCCAGTCCTCGGCGAGGGCGACGAGGCCCAACCCGCCATCTGCACCGCCACCGTGATCATCCTCCATAGGATCTAAGCCATGCCGACCAAGACATCAGGAAACTCGACCATCACGTGGACCGGAATGACCGGCGGGCCCGACGTCGGCCGAATCACGGCCAACCTCACCCAGGCGCCCATCGACACCACGAGCGTGAACGGGGCGTTCTTCAAGTACGAGACGGGCATCGTCGAGGGCACCGTCGACGTCGAGATGTTCTATCTGAAGAGCGTGCACACCCTCGGAGCGATGACGCCCGGCACGAAGCTCGCCGGCTTCACCGTGACGCTCGCCTCGGGCAACACGATCACCGCGACCTCCGCGATGGTAGAGACCTCGCGCGTCGACCTTCAGCCGAACGACGTCGTGCGCGTCACCGCGACGTTCCGCCTCTGCGAGGGAGCCGTGACGGTCGCATGATCGCCGCACTTCTCGCACGCCCGAAGACGATCGAGTTCCGCGGAGAGACGATCAAGCTCCGCCGGCCGAACGTCGCCGACCTCGTCGCGCTCCTCGACGCGCGCGAGCGTGGCGACAACCTTGTCGCCTGGCTCATCTGGAACCATGTCATGGACGGCGACGCGCCCGCGTTCCAGTCCATCGACGAATGCCTCAAGCTCGACGCCGTGGCCGCGCGTGCGCTCGCCGGCCACATCGACGAGCTGTATTCGGAGGGAATGGACTAGCACTGCCGGCGCGGGAGGTCCTCTGCGCCGTCGGCCTCAAGATGGACCTTGAAACGCCCCTTGCCGTGCTGCACGCACTGCACGGGCCGAGAGGAATGTCCGTAGATGTCGTCAAACGCCTTCAAGGTCGCCGTGGAGATTGACGGTGGGGACATCGACCGGATCAACCGGAAGCTGTCCCAACTCGCCATTCCGACGGCTACGAAGGCGATGAAGAATGGTTTCCGCACGTGGTTCAAGAAGGTGCGGGCGACCGCGAAGCAACTGGCGCCGATGGGCGACAGCGCGCCGACCGAGAAGGTCCGCGGACAGATGAAGCCCAACCCGCACATCCGCGACAACCTCACGTACTCCGTAAAAGGCTACTCGAAGGGCCGCGTAGTCTGGGGCGCGCTCGGCGTGAAGGAGATCCGCGGCTCGTACATGACGCCGCACTGGTATCTCCGGTGGGTCGAGTTCGGCCACGAGGTCAAGCGTGCTGCGACCGTGAATGAACAGATGCTCTTGAAGAGCCGCGGAGAACGGCGGTTCAAGACGATCCGCGTCGGCCGCGTGCCTGGGCGCTACTTCATCCGCCGCGCCTATGAGGCGAACGCGTATGCGCTCCTCCCGATCATGGACCAGGCGATCGCCGACCAGGTGCTAAAGGAGTGGGGCAATGGCTAAGGTCTCAAAGGTCAACGTCGCAATCACTGGCGACTCGAGCGGTCTCCAGAAGGCCGGCGACCAGGCACAGGCGACCATGCGGCGCATCCGCGCCCAGGCGGACGCCACGGGCCGCAGTCTCGGAGGCTTCCGCGGACAGGCCAACCAGGTCGCGGAGAGCCTCACGAAGCTCGGCGTCGGCGGACGGGCGCTCCAGGGCCTCGGCGCCGTCGCGGGCCTCGGACAGCTCGGCATCGGCGCCGCGACCGGTGGACCGGCGGGAGTCGCGTTTGCCGGCCTCGCCGCGGCCGCTATTAGCGTGAACGCGCTTGCCGATAGCTACGCTCAGCTCCGCGTGGACGCCAAGGCCGCCGCGGCCGCGATGGACTCCGGTGTGAGGACCGCGGAACAGTGGCGCAAGGCCGGATTCACGCGCGAGGGCGGCGAGGCGCTCGCCGCGTACAGCCGCACGATAGGTGCCGAGCCGATCGGCTTCGGCCGCGCGTTCACGCAGTCGACGGCGATGGGCGGCGGAGGCCGCACCGCCGCCATGGACCTCCTCGAGTACGGCCCGGGCGCCCTGGGCGCCATTCTGGGCGGTCTACTCTCGGGACAGGTACCGACCGCGCAGACAGTCGCGGGCGCCATCGGCGAGGAGGAACAGCGCCGCGTGAGCGAGGCCGCGGGCACCGCCGGCACGACGGCCGCGCATCTCGTGCCGGGCGCCGGACCATTCATTCAGGCGCAGTCTTTCCTATCCGAGATGCTGAAGTATCTTGCGAGCTGAACCATGGCGCTCACGACCACGATCACAAACCATCAGTACACGGACGGCGGTCCGTCGACCTCGCAGGCGTTCGTGATCCGTTGGCGCGTGGTCTCCGACATCGCGCTCACGCTGACGCAGTCGAGCGCCACGAAGTCGATCCGCGACGCCACGTGCGGTGAACCGGGCGACGTGTTCCCCGGGCAGACCTTCAGTACCTCGAGCCTACTTACCACGTGCCGTCTACGCTCGTTCCAGATCACGCCCGTGCTCGGCTCGAAGGGCTACGTCTTCGACGTCGTCGCGAACTACTCGAGCGAGTACACGTGGGCGAACATCTCGGGCGGCGGCGGATCCGACAAGCTCATCGAGCCGATCACCGTGGACATGGAGGCCGGCGAGCGGACCGTCCAGGCGTGGCGCGTGTCCGGAAGCACTGGTTTCGCTCTTCCTCCGAGCTACATTTACGGCAAGTCGTACGACATCGGCGGCGAGGCGATCGACGACGTCGGCAAGCCGACTCAGGTCCGCGTCCCCACACAGGACGTCCGGATCACGATCATGAACGATTGCTCGAGGGCGACGCTCGTGGCCATCTACGACAAGATCAACACCGTGCAGGGGTGTTGGAACAACGCGACTTTCCTGCACTGGGCGCCGTACGAGGTGTTCTGCACGAGCGCCAACGTGTCGCACGTCCGCGACGAGTGGTACCGGATCACGTACAACTTCCGTTGGGATCTCTGGAAGGACTGCAACCAAGTCCCCGAGTACGACACGAACGGCAAGCCGAAGATCGACGGGCCGGGCAAGAAAGCGAAGTACGTGTTCTGGACCGGCCTGAAGCGGAACAGCATAAACCACAACCTCATCTTCGACACGTGCACGGATTCGACCCTCGCGAAGCAGTACGCGAAGGAAGGCACGTACCTCACCTACCCATGAAGCGGTCCGACCTCAACAGACTCAACCACGCATACCACCGCGCCGACGTCGCGGCGGACGCCGAGTCGATCGAGCGGGCCCGCGACGAGCGCCCGCACATGCTCGTCGCGCGCATCGAGGGTTACACGCCCATCGGAACGTATCGTTGGCTCTACACGTGGAGCCTCGCCGAGATCCAACCGACGAGCGTGGGCGGCGGGTACAAGTTCGACGTGAGGACCGGCGAGACGTGGTACGTGGGCCAGGCCCTCAACGTGTGCGAGGGATTCAACTCGGGCGGTTACGTCGGCCCAGGCATCGACCCTGCGAACATCCCGGCGGGTTTCGACGTGCAACCGATCACGGGCTACGTGATCCTCTTCCCGCAGAACCGGGCCATCGTGACGACGCCGGGAGTTCCGCCCGCGCCCGATACGTCCGAGGGCGGCGAGGAGATGTGGGTCTTCTACGCTCCGAACGCCATCGACGGCCAGTGCACGACTCCGCTCGTCGGCGACACCGACTACGGGACGTACTTCTTCCCGACCGACCTCAACGACGATTACGACACGTTCGAAACGGAAGTTGGCGACACCGATTTCGGCACGATCAACCTCAGCGACTACGGTTCGTACGTGAACCCGAACAACGACAACGACTATCTCACCTTCTTCGCGCCATACGCGAACACCGTGGACTACGGAGGATTCTGAACCATGCCGCTCAAGCTACGCCGCGGACTCAACGCCGACCGCACCTCGATCACGCCCGTCGAGGGCGAGCCGATCTACACCACCGACACGAAGCAACTGTACATCGGCGACGGCACCACCGCGGGCGGCGTCCAAGTTGGCGGCGGCGGCACGCTCACCGTGAATACGCAGGACTTCACGGCGAGCGGGACTTGGACGAAGCCGGCGAACGCGCTGTGGGTAGAGGTGACGATGTGCGGTGCTGGAGAAAATGGACAGTCTGGAAACACCGTGAACGGTGGGCAGGGTGGCAACGCCGGACGGTTTTCCAGCAAAACTTTCGTTGCGTCGGCGCTTGGCTCGACGGTGTCCGTGACTTGCGGTACGGCGATGGCGTGGGGCACCTATGCGGCATCATCGGCAAGCAGTTTCGGAACCCATCTTTACGCGCCAGGTGCCAGCGCTGGAGGATTTGGCGCTACAGTCACCGAAGCGAGCATTAGCCTGATTCTGGCTACGCAGGCTGGCGTAGATCCCCTGCAATGGTCATTCGGGGCAGGTGGCACGATCGGCAACGCTGGGCAAGTCGGCGCGGCTTTCGGACCCGGCGGAGGCGGTGGTGGCGCTACGAGCGGCGCGGGCAGCGCCGGTGGTGTCGCTAGTTCAGGCGCTGCAAGCGACACCGACCATGACAAGGCAAAAACTGGCGGCGGCGGCGCTGGCGGCGCGAGCGGTGCTACGGGTGTCGCAGGAACCGCAGGCGGTTTCGATTCGATCACCGGCTTCGGCAACGGAGCTGGCGGCGGAGGCCAAGGCACCGCAGGCGCTGGCGGCGCAGGTGGCGCGGCCGTGCGCGGCGGCGGCGGTGGCGGCGGTGGCAAGGGCACGACCACAGGCGGCGCGGGCGGCGCAGGCGGCGCGGGCTTCGTCCGCGTGAGAACCCTCTGTTTTGGATGATCCCATGCCGACCGAACAACGCGACATCGTCATCAACCAGGGCGCGACCTTCGAGGCCACCTACCACGTCGACGACGTGAGCCACGGCGTCGGCTTCACGGTCGCCGCCAAGTTCCGCGGACAGCACGCATCGACCGCGTCGGTCCTGAGCCTCACCGGCTCGCCGCAGATCACGTGGACGAGCCACGGCAACCACGGCGACGCCGTGATCGCGCTTACGCCGACGACCACCGCGGCGCTCGCCGCGCCGTTCACCGGCGTGTACGACGTCGAGCTCACCGAGACAGTTTCAGGCTACATCCGCCGCGTGGCGGAGGGCACGTTCTACGTCACACCGGAAGCCACGAGGTAACACCATGCTCACCAAGATCGTCTACAGCGGCGTGAAAGCCACATCGACCACGGGATTCAACTTCAGCGCCGCGGAGCTTGGCGGCGCGGGAATCCAGGACAACCCAGGCAATTACGTGTACATCTGGTGCGATTCCGTGGTTCGCGTCTCCGCTCCCGGGCGCAGCGCGGCGCAGGGGTGCTCCATCGGAGCCAGCAAGCTCACGCACATCGGCAACGCTCCGAACGCGACCACTCTTCTCATCAGCTCCGTATCCGCGAATCCCGACGTCCGGTACTTGATCGCTGACGGACCAATGACGGGAATCTGAACCGATGGACGTAGGTACGCTCGCCGGCGCCCTGGGCATCATCGCGTCCGTGGTCACCACGACCATGGTTGTCGTTGGGAAGTTGACGCGCGTAGAGGTGATGCTTGCCGAGCTGCGGGCGACCATGAACCACTACGACAAGCGTTTGGCCGACCTAGAAAAGAGGATCCATGAAAGGCAACCGTAAGACGACCATGGCGGGCATCGCCGCCATCCTCACCGCTGCTGCGGGAATCGTGAACGGATGGCCCGACGCCGTCGATTGGCCCGCGGCCGTGTCGGCCATTATCGCGGGCGTCGGCCTCATCCTTGCGCGCGACGCCAAGAGCGGCGATGCTTGAGAGGATGCTCATTGCCATCGCCGTCGCCATCCTCCGCCACTACGCGAAGCGCCCGCGGGCCGTGGACGCCGACCCTGATCCTCGCCGCGCTCGCGCTGCTGTGGCTGTGCGCGAGTGGCTGCGGCAAAACGGTTCTGGTGAATAGGGGCTCTCCCGTACGCATCGCGGAGCCTGTGTACGTGTTTCAGCTCGAAGGCGGCGAGTGGGTGCGATCGGCGAACCGCGTCGACGTGCGCGGGTGGTACGCCGTGAGCCCCGAGGAGGTCGAGTAGATGCACCGCGTCTGCTGCTGCGGCGGATGTCCCCAGAGCTGCTGCGACCTGTGGGCGTGCTCGCCGACAAGCGCCATCAACATCACGTTGTCTGGCACCAGCGAGACACGCTCCGTGTGCGACAACGGACAAGAGCTCGTCAACGAGGAAGTGTTCTGGGAGATCACCGCGACGCTCACGCGGAGCGGAGCCGACTGCAACTCGTACCGGTTCTCCGCGAGCACCGCCAATCTCGAGATGAACTACAAGCGGCGCGTGTTCACGACCACCACGGGCGCCGTGTGCGACGCTCCGCCGGCGCCATGTCAGTACGACCACTGCACGGACTGCATCTGCGGGACGCCAACCGCGGCCGTCTGCACGCTCACCGAGTGGACATACGACGGACCGATCAACGGCGGCGGTCCGTCGTGCCTGGCGACCGATGCGCGATATGCGGCGCTCGTGCCCGCCGGAGCCGTGATCACGATCGCGTGCGCTGCCAACAACTGCGACCATCCGTGCGTGAATCCGATCCTCCTGTGGACGCCCGCGGACGTCTGTGAGAGCGATCCCTGTGGCGGGCCCGGCGGGTGCAAGCCAATGACCAAGACGATTTCATGCAACCCGGTCGCGTGCTGCGACACCGACCCATCATGCGGCACGACCGAGGCCGAGGACGTCTGCCTGTCGTGCTTCGTGCTCGTCGGGCGGGGGTGCATCAATTCGGACACGTTCACGGCCGCTCGAGCAAGCCCGTACACGGGCGCTGGCGCGCCGCCCACCACCGGCGACCCATTGCCGGAGTTCACCATGTCCGGCTTCCCGTACACGGCCGCGGTGAGCTACTGCGGGGTGAACGGGATCCCGAGCTCGAGCCAATGGATTGGCCCTGGCACGTGCGAGAGCTTCAACAAGGAAACGAAGAACTGCGACTATTGTTGGTACGCGCTACCCGATTCGGTGATGACGTGCTATCGACTCGACCCGGCCAACCCGAGCAATGTGCTCGTGATCTGCACGCCGCAACCGCCGTGCTGTTCGATGCGCACCAAACAGGCGATCACATGGAACCTTTCGTAAGGTGCTTCCACGACCGTGCCGACGTGTGCCGGCACGCCAAGCTCCCGCGGCTCGAGACGACCGCCGAGCGGTGCCGCACATGTCCGCACTACGACGGACCCGCTCGAGGTCTGGGAGACGTCGTACACCGCGTTGCCGAAATCACGGGCGTCGCCAGTGTGGTCAAGGCCGTCGGGGGCGATTGCGGGTGCCAGAAGCGCCGCGAAGCGCTCAACCAGACTTTCCCTAAAGCCCCTTGACCGATTCGGCCGATGCTTATACCGTCCCCGCCATGCAGAAGCGGCGAGCCGTCTCGGTCGATGAAATGACGTACCAAACGCTCGAGGCGCTTCGCCAGGGGACCGGGCGGTCCGTCCGTCAGATCGTCAAGGAGGCGATCGCGGGCTACTCGGTGATGCTAGATCTCGCCGTCACGGCGAGACCACGTAAGGAGACGCGACCATGGGTACCTTTCTCGGATGCATTGCCATCGCCGCCGCGGCCGTGGCAACCCTCTGGCCCCTCTTCGATGATCGGGGGATCCGTTGAGGAGCCACACGTACACGGACGATCTGGAGCGGCAAGGCGACCCGCAGCCGGGGATGAGTCGCCATCACCGGGAGTGGAACGCCGAGAACGGCGTCCGCGAGCCCGCCGCGGACCTCAGCCGGATGGCTGAGGACGTCCGGAACAGGCTCATCGACCGAGTCGAGGCGACCGCCGCGGGCGACCGAACGACGGCTCGGACGATGCTCGAGGCCGTCCAGGTGATCAAGGTGCTTCACGATGCCATCGAATCGGAACGGAGGCGAAATGAGCGATGACATTGTGGCCCGACTGCACCGTCATCGCTGCGTGACCGGAATCCGAACCGTGATCGACGATGCCGCCGACGAGATCGAACGGCTTCGGCGCAACGTGGGCTGCGCTCGGAACCAAGGTACGACGCAGTTCTGCGGCGAGGCGCTGGACGCGCAGCGCCAGCTCGAGAAGCTCCGCGCCGAAATCAATAGCAAGGGAGGCGCCAAGTGACTCAGGACGATTCAGCGATCATCGACCGTCTCAAGCATGAATCGATGGTGCGGTGGGTGCGCGCATCCGGCCGAAGAGGGTGGCAACCGTGCGACGTCCGCAGCGAGGTCATGCTCAATGCGGCTCGTCACATCGAGTCGATGGCAAGGGAGATTTCGGCGCTCCAAGACGCGCTTGAGATGAACGACGGCTATCGGGAGGAACTGACCGATCTGATGGTTCGCAACCAGAAGCAGCTTGAAACGATCGAGCGGCTCCGCGCCGAGCTCCGCACGTACACGGAAGGCACCAACGACGAGGTCCAGCGCGAGGCGCTGTGATGAGAAACACCAAGGGAAGGACATTCAGACCAATGAGCACGAACCAATGGATCATCGGAGAGCTCGAGCGCCTGCTCGCCGAGCTCCGCAAGCCCCAGGCTCCTTCCAACGCCGGCGGCGGGGGTACACCCGCTCCCGCCGCCGGCGGCGGGGCCCCGAACCTCGGCGCCTGGAAGCGCGCGAAAGTCACCTTCTGGAACGTCGAGGAGAAGCAGTCCACCCGGGGCCCGTTTACGGCCGCCCGCGTCGGCCTCTCGTGGGTCGAGAATGGCGAGCGGAAGAGCCAGTTCCTGAGCACGCTCAACAGGGAGCTCATCATGCGGATCGACCCGCTGGAGAAGGGCGCGAACGTCGAGTACACGAGCGCGACCAACGCCAAGGGATACGAGGACCTTACTGACATCCGCGTGACCGGACGCTAACCACACCCATTCGCGCGGGGCCCGTCACGCTGTCGGAAGCGTGGCGGGCCCTTTCCTTTTTACGGACGGCCATGGAGTGCGGCCGAAATCACGCTAAGGAGGCGTTCCATGGGTAGCAGCGAACCAAAGACGTCGTTTGAGATCGAGGACATTCCCGAGGCGATGATCGCCGAACGGCGGTGGGTCAATTGGAGGGGCGTACAACGCGACGGGCGGTGGACGAAGGTCCCGCTACTGCCGGGCGGCGATTTCCCTGCCTCGAGCACGGATCCGCTCACTTGGGGAGGGTTCGCCGACTGCGTGGAGGCGGCCACGCGCGACAACGCGATCGGCATCGGCTTCATGCTCGGCGACGGGTGGCTTGGCGTCGACTTTGACGGGCTCGACCAGGACACGAACCGAGAGCTAAGGAAGTTCGTCTGGGACTGGGGCCGCGACTGCGGGACCTACATGGAGTGGTCGCCATCCAAGACCGGCGTGCACGCCATCTTCCGCAATGTGGAACTTCCCCAGTGGTCGCAAAACCGGCGGGGACCCGTCGAGGTCTACCAGAAGGCACGGTTCTTCACCGTAACGGGAGACAGGCTATTCACCGA